TGCCCAGCGCCCTGCGTTCCCTCTGGTATCCCGCCGCCGCGTCTGCGTCCCGATAAGGGAAGGTGCCCCGCTCCGTCCATTTGATGTTGCCCTTTTCGTCCTTCTCCGCGTACTTCTCCGCCAGCTTCAGTTCCTCATTCTGCAGAAACTCCACATGGCTCTGCAGCTGCTTCTTCACCATCATCACAGCAAACGCCGTCTGATAGTCCATTTCCTTCTGCTGCAGCTGCACCGCCGCCAGATAGGCGTTCGCGCATTCGATCAAATACATGCTTTCCCTCCTTAGCTGCTGCTCACTTGAAGCAGCGTCCCGTTGACATACACATCTCCCGTCAGGTAGATGCCACTGTCTCCTCTGATGGTCATTCTCGTTCCCGCATACAGGAACACGTTCTCGTCCGCCTCCATACTGATGCCGCTGGCACTCTGCATCTTCATGGCAAAGCCCACGCCCTGCACATAGTTGGTGTAGATGAACATGCGGTATGTGCGCTCGTACTCCGTGCCCGCGCCCTGATCGTCCAGTCGGATGCCGCCCGCCACATAGTTGGTGTTCAGGTAGCAGAACTCGATCTCGCCGCCCCAGATGCCGTTCGACTGCAGGATGCTTCGGAAGGTGCTGCCTTCGATGGTGCAGCCGTAGATGTCGATAGCCTCGATGGTGCCCGTGGTGATGTTGTCCCCGTTGATGGTCGTCCAGCCGCTGGTGGACAGGTCTGTGAAGCTCACCATGCCGGAGAAGCTGATGGACTGGCTGCTCAGCTGCACGCCGTTGGCCAAAAGCCGAATGGTGGAGCTGGATGAGCCGTTGGTCACGCTCAGCGTCATGCCGTTCACCGTCTGCGTCAGGGAAGAGATGTTCCCCTCTGCGTCCGAGATGCGGCTTGTCAGGCTTGTGGCCGTCTGCTGCAGGGTGGAGATGCTGCCCTCCGCGCTGCTGATGCGGCTTGTCAGGCTTGTGGTGGTGGCGGTGAGCTGCGTGATGTTTCCCTCCGCGTCGCTCAGCCGTGCGCCCAGTCCCGCCGCCGTCACTGTCAGCGCCGCGATATTTGCCTCGTCATCCTTCAGCTGCACATACACCGGCTCCGTGATGATGTTTGCGATCTCCTCCAGCCCCGCGTCGTTGAAGTTCTCTTTGTCAAGGTTTCCCATGCTGTAGCGCAGCTGCTCCAGCAGCATGTAGAGATAGCTTGTGATCTTCTCAAACTTCTCGTCCGTGCTCTGCTCCTGCGTCAGCGTCGGGAAAGTGGTGTCTGCCGTCAGCAGGTTTGATGGCATCTTTCATGCCTCCTTTCGCGCAGAAGGCGGAGACCGGCGGAATGCACCGGCCTCCGCCGCTCTCTTAGTCCTTCACCGCAGGCTCCATGCCCACAGCCTTCAGCTTGCGGTCAAACGCCCCGCCGCGATACTCCAGTACAAGAGTACGCACCATGTCGTGGCTCAGGTCGATGATGTCCTCGTTGCCCGTCGGGTCGCTGCCGTCGCCGCCGAGGATGTTTGCATCCATCAACTTTTCAACGATGTCGTGGAACTCCTTGTTCTTGATGTCCCGCAGCCGTTCGTATCTCACCATGTTTTCTTCCTCCAGTCTTTCGTTTACTTCCTTTGCGATCTGCCCGTGATGCTCGTACAGCCAGTTGCCGGGGCAGCTCTTATTGGCAAACCAGCGGTGCACCGTCATGTTCTGCTTTTCCACCTGACCTACGAGGTTTTGATCTCCCTTCCACCGCAGTTCAGGGATGTGATTCCGCTTGCAGATGTCCACCAGCAGATTGATGAGGCTCCTGTAGGCTTCCTCCGTGATCGGCCACGGCTCGCCGTCTGCGCAGTTGGCCACCTCGATGGTCACAGCCCGGTTGTCGTTGCTGGTGCTGGAAGTGCACCAGCTGCGGTTTCCCTCGTCCACATACAGCGCGATTCTGCCGTCGCTGCCGATGCCGTAGTTGCTGCTGGCCTCCCGCGATCTGTCTGCAAACAGTCTGCCGCAGCTCTCCACGCTCAGGTTTCCCGCCATGCAGTGGATGCTGATGGTGTCGATGGCGTGCCTGCGCTTGCCGGAGTGGTTCGGGCTGAGCCGGGTATAGCTCACCAGCTTACTGTTGCTCATGGTCTTCCTCCTTGCCGGGTGTCGCGGTGCTCAGCATGTCCTTCAGCTTCTTCAGCACATCCACCGCATACGCCGTGAACGCCGCCAGCAGCGCGATATGTACCGCCGTCATCAGGTTCACCGTCTGTCCCTCCGCCTCGATGACCAGCAGATCAGGGTTCAGCCATCCTGCGTAGTACACCGCAATGAGCGACGCAACCACCACGCCGCCCTTGATGCAGCCGTTGCGGAACTTCATCATGTCCCATGTGCCCTCCATGAAGGCGTTCACGCTGCCGAGGGCGATGTTTGCCGCGATCAGCAGCACCAGCCCGATACCCAGTCTCACGATTGCAATGTCCGTCATGGTCTTGCTCCTTTCATAAGTCCGTTACCTGTTCTTCCTTCCTGCCGATACCGCCGAAGCTCTCCCGCTTTTCAAACAGGCTCTTCACGCAGTACAGCAGCACCACGCCGATGATCTCCGTCACCGCCGTCCGGCTCAGGCTTTCCGCAATCTCCGTCCTGCCGAGGAAGGCGAGAGCGTAGCTGCACCACACCCAGCCGATGCCGTTGATAAGGCACGCCCACACAATGCGCTTGGTGGTCGTTGTCTTACTTGGCCGTCTTCTCTGATGCCTGCCCTTCATGCCCCTCTCTCCAGATCGTCGATGCGGTGGTTTGCCACCTTCAGCTTTTCCTCGAAGACCGCCGCCGCCTCTTCCAGATGGTAGGTGCGCTCCACCAAACCGTTGTGCTTCGCTACTTTCTGCTCCAGCTCCTCCAGCCGGTAGGCGATGAGCGCCGCGCTTTTCTTGTTTGCGAAGTACGCCCCCGCCATGGTGCCGGTCAGGCTCAGCACAGCCACAATGACCGTCTCCGTCATGCCGTCGCCTCCGTCCATCCATACACACCCGGTTCCCACACGTTCGCGTCCACATCGCTCGTCCAGTGTTTGCCGTTGTGGCTCACCTTTGCGCCCTTGGCGTAGGCATCTGTGCTGCCCACCGGCTGGCTCCACTCCGGCCATTCCTCCGCCGGGTCGTAGATGCCCACCCACAGCGACGGGCTGTCCTCCGGTTTCCAGTCCGCCTGCGAGGTGTGCGCCTGCAGGCATTTGTAGAGCTTTCCGCCGCGTTCCCTGATCTGTCCTGCGGTGTAGGCCACCGGGTACGCCCACGGGCTGAACAGCTCCGCGTGCTCTCCCGCCGTCACGCCGTCGATGTCTCCCCTCTCTGTCATGGCGACAAAGGCGATGCCCACCGCCTCGCTGCTGCTCTGCAAAACCGTGCCGGTGTCCTTCTCAATGAGCTGCACTTCCTCCAGTTCATCAAGCCCCGTGTGCCCCATCAGACGGTATACCGTGCCGTCCACGGCCACGCCCTGTGCGTCCTCCTCTTCGCAGAGGATGTAGAAGCCGTCCGCGTGCCTGCGGATGTAGTTCGGCTTCTCTGTCAGCGCGATCACGCCGCCGTCCTTTCTGATCTCGTACATGCTTTCACGCTCCTTTTTCCATCAGTCGTTTGTAGAACCTGTCCATCCGCCGCAGCACCCGGTAGCTGTTGCCCCGCCGCATGTGGCCGCGCCAGCTCTCGTATGCCGTGCGGATGTCTTCCTCTGTCATTCTGCCTTCCGCCATCCATCGCCGGAAGGTCTTCAGCTTCCGCCGCATCCGCCTTGCGCTTTTGCGGCACATCTTCCGCCGCACCTTCCCCGTCTCCGTCAGATAGAATCTCGTCTTCAGGAAATGCAGCTCCTGCAGCTTTACAATGCGCGTCTTCTTCTCGTTCATCCGGATGCCGAGGTCTGCGCATACCGCCCGGATTTGCTTCAGGCATTCCTGCAGGTAGTCCCGGCTCTCGTGGATGAGATAGCCGTCGTCCATATATCTGCCGTAGCCCTCGATGTGCAGTTGCTCCTTGATGAAGTGGTCAAGCCGGTTTGGCAGCATCAGCGCGTCGATCTGGCTCACCTGACTGCCGAGGCCGAGCCCCGCTCGCCAAAGTCCTCCATCAGACCGCACGCCAGCTTTTGCACCCGCTCGTCCCGGATGCGCCGCTCGCTCTCTGCGTAGATCGGCGCGTGCGGCGCGGAGTTGAAGTAGTCCGAAAAGTCGAATACCAGCGCCCAGCCGTCCGTCCCGTGCTTTCGGTAGTACCGCTGCAGGTGGCAGGTCAGCCTATCCATGGCAAAGTCGATGCCCTTGCCCTTCAGGCTCGCCGCGTTGTCGTAAACGAATGCTGCCGAAAACAGCGGCACCAGCGCGTTGTCGCACAGGCAGCGCTGCACCACCCGCTCCGCAATGTGCACGCTGCGGATGTGCCGCAGCTTTCCCCGTTCCATCAGGTCGAAGGCGAAAAATCCCTTGGTCTTCCATGTGCCGTCCATCAGCTCCCGGTGCGTCCGGGCGATGTTGGCGGTAAAGTTGCCGAGATACCGCTGCGTGGAGCATTTCCAGCCCACGCCCTTGCAGCATTCCCGTCCCGCCCGGTACAGGCGCTCGTAGCTGAACACCTGCTCAAAGCTCCCGCACGCCTCGCTGCGTGCATCTCTTCGCCGCTGGCGTTCCGCTTTTCTTCTCCTGTACCGTGCCTCGTGTCTCTCTTCGCTCGTCATAATTCTCCTCGCCCGTTAGGGCATCCCCTGTACGGAATTATTCTTGGGTGCGTGTTCTATCCGCGTGGCAGTACCAGCCATGGAACGGGCTGTCCGCACATTCGCCCGCCATGCAAGCAGCGTCCGGCTGACTGCATCAGAGGATTGTTTTGGCCGTGCCGGGAACAAGCTCTCCTTCTGCAAGGGTGCTGCTTCGCCGCTGCCGGTTACTGTCCTGACCCATCTCTTGCAGAATCCGAAGGCCACGCCATTCGCATTGCTCGCGTTGTTGTAGTTGGCGTTGCCGTTGCTGTTGACATTGCAGAAATTCGTGGAGTTGCTGCCATTCGGAGAGCGCTCCCACCAGTTGTTCGCGCTGCCGCAAGTGCAACAAATACAGAGCTTGACCCATGTTCTTCATTCCGGAAGGTCTTTGTACCGCTGCCGGTCGTTCTTCTTCACCGCCGCGATGAGCTTCGCTTCCTCGCAGATGAGGTCGCCCCAGCGCTGCATCGCCTTGTGAATCCACCCGTAGCCCTCCGGGTTCTGCAAAATGCTGTCATACAGCAGCTGCAGCTTTGGGCTGAGGTTCTGCAGCGCGTTGTTCGCTCGCATCAGCTCGTCCCTGCGCAGCTGCGCCTCGTGCCGGTTCGTCGGCCAGATGTTGTTTGCCGCCCGTACCCGGTCATGCACCTCGCTGCTCAGCTCCATGATGCGTCCCGTCAGAAAGCGCTCGTACCGCTTCGGTGCCTTCATGCAGCACGCAAAGGTGTGTGCCTCCAGCTGTCTTGCCGTTTCGATGAACTGCACGCTGCTCTCGCCTCGTTTGGATTTGTAGACCGACATGGTTCTCTCCCTTCCATCCCGCAGCACACAGGCTGCGGGATTGCCTTAGATGCTGGATTAAAAGCAGAAGCCGAAGGCCACGCCAAACGCACCGCTCGCGGCGGTGTAGGAGGCGGTGCCGTTGCTGTAGACACAGCAGAAAAGCGTGGAGTTGCTGCCAACCGGAGAGCGCTCCCACCAGGCGTCCGCGCTGCCGCTGTACTTCTTCACCTTGCTGTTGCCCGCCTTGTAGTAGTCGTACTGCGTGCCCTCGCCGCTCTTGGAATAGCTGGCGCTGCCGAAAATCTCGATCTCGCTCAGCAGAAACAGCTTGTCCGCCGTGGTGTTGATGGTGGCGCTCTGGCTGCCCGCCGAGGTCAGCTTGTTCACCTCCCGGATGCCGTTCTGTACCTCCGTCGGCATCAGCGCCAGAATGGCAGGCAGGTGTGTGCTTCGCATGGCGCTGTTCTTCCAGCCGCCGCTGTTGGTGTTGGAGCTGTTCATGTTCTTGGTCTCGCCGTAGCAGTCGTGCAGCTGGAAGGTCAGCGGTGCCTTCCCGCCGGATGCGTAGGTGTCGTGGTTCTTGCCGATGATGTCTACCTGATAGCTCGCGCCATTGATGGTCATCGTCTTGCTGTTGCCCACCACCCATGTGCTCGGCACGCTGCCCGAATGGCACGCCGCGATGATGGAAGCCCAGTCGTTGTCCGCGAAGTTGTCCTTCAGGAAGCTCACCGTCACCGCGCAGGTCTTGTTCGCCGGTGCGGTGTAGTTCGTTCCCGCCGCCACGCTGATGGTGATCTTCGCACTGCCGTTGGCCTTGCCCGTCACCGTCACCGTGTTGCCCGATACGCTCACCGTCGCCGCCGCTGTGTTGCTGCTCACGGCGCTGATCGTGCCGTCGCCGCTGCGCGTCACCGTGATGGTCTTGCTCTTCGTCGTGGTGTCCAGTGTCATGCTGGTGGGGGAGATGGAGAGGCTGCCCGCCGCCTTCCCGATACTCCAGCTCACGCTCTTCGGCGTGGTGCTTCCGTCGCTCCATCGGTAGTTGCTCTTCGGCGTGAAGGTCGCTGTGTAGCTCCCTGCGTTGGCGCCCGTGGTCGTGCCGCCGATGGTCAGCTGTACCGTGTTGTAGTTGTTCCATGTGGGGGACTGGCTGCCGCCGTTGTAGGTCAGCGTCCCGCTCTGGCTCGGCACCGCAGAGATCGTCTTCCGGTTCACCGTCACGCTCGTCGTCGCCGTCTTCGTTACGCCGTTTTCCGTATAGCTCACCGTGATTGTCTGCGTGCCGACCGTGCTCAGTACCGTCGGGCTGCAGCTGTAGCCGGTCACATTGGCCGTGGCGCCGTCGGAGTAGGTGGCCTTCACCACCATGCCCGCGCTCTGGAAGCTGTCGCCGTACTCATAGACCTTCTTCGTCGGCTGCGCCGTGATCTCGATCTTCGTCAGCCGGTGCACCACCGTAATGGCCTGCTCCGCCGTCTTCGTCACGCCGCCTTCCGTGTACTCGATGGTGACGCTCGTCGTGCCGTCCGTCAGCGCCGTGTCCGGGCTGAAGCTGTATCCCGTCGCCTTGAGCGTGGCGCCGTTGGAATATGTCGCCGTGACGATCATCCCTGCCGGGCTGAAGGTTTCGCCGGAGACGTAGGTCGTTTTTGCTGGCGGCGTTGTAATGGCGATCGACACCAGCTTCACCCCGCCGCCTCCGCCGCCTACCATGTTGAAGACTAATCCGTTCATGTTCCCACCTCAATTCTCGTGATGTTCACCGTCAATGCCGCCGTCGGCGTCTGGCTGCAGTGGAAGGTCATCTTGCCTGCCTGCGTCACATTGTCCGCGTAGATGATCGCCTCGCTGTACGCGCCGAAGCTGGCCGGTGCAGGCGTCACCACATACGCATACGCGCCCGTCAGGATGTTCGCGTTGCTCACCGTCTGCGCTTTGCTACTCCAGCTGGCAGCCGCCAGCGTCACCGTGAAGGAAACAGCTTTCCCGCTCTTTGCGTTCCAGGCCGTCCGCTCCGCTGCTGTGACGTGCTTCGTGGTATCGGCCTCGTGGTCGTCGAGGTTGCCCTGCACAGTTGCCGCAGCGCCTGCCGTTTCTTTCCCTGCAAGTGCGGTTCGGATGTCGCTGTGCGCCGCGCTGGAGCTGTTATGCGCCGATACCGCGCTTGCCGCCGTCCCCGTCGGGTCTGCGCCCGCCTGTGCCGCCGTCACCCGATGCGGGTTGTCCGTGTTGCCGGTGTGTGCGCCGAGGCTCGTTGCGTTGGCTTTCTTGTCCAGCTCCGTCTTCACGCCGCCGCTGGTCACGGGGTTCGTGCTGTTCGCCGTCGGGGCTGTGTCGAAGGTCAGCTTGTCCTGCTTGCCGTTCCACTTGGTGCGCTCCGCCGCTGTGATGTGCGCCGTGGTGTCGCCCTCGTGGCCGTCCAGATTGCTCTGCACCGCCGCCGCAGCGCCGGAGGCATCCGCCTCCACCATCTCCGCCGTGTAGTCGCCCTTCTGCGGCTTCACGATGCCGCCGCGCCCGTTGAAGCTGGTCACGCCGCCGCCCGCAATGGCCTGTGCGCTCTCGCACCAGTATTTGGCGTTGTTGCTGTCCTCGCCCTCGCGGGTGCCGGTGCCGCCCACCGCCCAGCTTTCGGCGGTCTTGCTGTTGGCTGCCACCTGTGTGGCGCTCTGCGCCGCCGCTGCGGCGCTTTCCTCCGCGTCTGCGGCAGCGCCCTCCGCCTTCACTTGTGCGCTCTGTGCCTTGCTCTGTGCGCTCACCGCGCCCGTCTTGGCGGTTTCCGCTGCGGTCTTGGCGCTCGTCGCCGTGCTTGCTGCCGTCTCCGCCGCCGTCTTGCTGCTCGCCGCTGCAGTCTCGCTGGCCTTGGCGTTCGTCTCAGCAGTCTGTGCTGCGGTCTTGGCGCTCGTTGCCGTGCTGGCCGCTGTCTCTGCCGCCGCCTTGGCGCTTCGCGCGTCTGTCGCGCTCTGTGCTGCCGCCGTGGCGTTGGTGCCGCTGGTGGAGGCGTAGCCCTTGGCGCTGCTCTCCGCCGTCTGTGCTTCTCCCGCCGCGTCCGTGGCTGTCTTGGCGCTTGCTGCCGCCGCTGCGGCTTTCTCCGTTGCGGTGTCTGCGCCGCTCTTGGCTGCGGCTGCGTCTGCGCCGGTGGTCTGTGCTGCGGTCTCCGCCGCACTCTGCGCCGCCTCCGCCGCGGTCTTGGCGTTCTGTGCCGCCGCCAGCGTCTGGCTCACCACATCGCCCTGCAGCTCGCTCAGGCTCAGCAGCTCCTGCCACTGTGTGTCGCTTTCGTACTTCCACTGCAGCTGCTGCGCGGTTTCGTCATAGCGGATGACGATAGGCTCGCCGCCGTCACCCTTCAGGCTCTTCAGCCATTCCTCCTCCGTCCCCTGAAAGCCGTGCTTCACGGCGATGCCGTAGGCGGTGATGTAATACCCGCGCCACTCGGTTCCGATCTTCGTGTTTCCGTACCCGCTCATACATATACCTCCTCGTGGGTATCTGCCGGACGGTAGTTGAGGGCAAACCAGCGCATGAACTCGCCGAAGAAGCTGTTGAACATCTGCATCGTGTTCTGGTATTTGTTGTACTCGCCGTTGGCGAAGTCGATCATGGCCGTCAGGTATGCCCAGTAGATTTTGTCGTGCGGCGGCTGCGCCAGCAGTTCCTTGTCCTTGTCCGCGTCGTACTGGTAGGTGATGATCTCCTCGCTCGCCCACAGTAAGACCTCGGTCTGCACCAGCCCTTCACACTCGTTCAGCCACTTTGTCTTCGCCTCGTTCGAGAAGGCGTTGGGCTTGATCTCGTCTACATAGTCGATGACGCTCTTCAGTGTCGCCATTATCCGTCCCCCTTTCCTCGAAATGAAAAGCGGGGCAGCGGCCTGCGCCGCCGCCCCGTCCGGTCTGTGTTCTGATTAGCTGCCAGTCGATGTGGCAATGAGCTGCGTGCCGCCGGTCACGCCGCCCACGGCATAGCCGCGCCAGTCGTTGAAACCGGCGATGAAGCGGGCGTAGCCCTTCCACACGTTGGCATCGTTGCCCGCCAGCTCGCTTCTGACCTCCAGCTGCACGCGGTCAAGCCACATGGCGCTGCCGTACTCGTCGTTGTACTTCTTGTCCAGCAGAATCCACGGGGAAGTGCCGGACGCGATGAACTGGTTCAGGTACGGCCACACCACCACGTTCCAGCGGCCAAAGTTGTAGTTGAAGCCGTTGTTGGCAGTGGCAGGGTCTTTGTCCGCGCCGATGGCTGCGAACACATCGCGCTTGAGCTTGTAGTCGTTGGGGATGAGGATGGTGGTGGGAGCCACATCCAGTACCTCGTCGTTGTCGCCACGGAAGTCCTGCATCTTCGCCTCCATCGCCATCAGCGCGTCGTTGCTGAAGGCATCGGAGAACTGGTTGGACTGGTTGGACTTGCCCAGCTTGCTGGGGTGGTTGGTGTCGAACAGGCACTTGCCATCGGCGGTCTTCACGTCAAAGGTCTTGCCGGAGAAGGTGGTCTCCGTCTTCTTCTGGACAGCCGCGCCGATGAGGGCAGCGCCGAACTTCTCGCGGGTGCGGTAGTAGCTGGTGATGAAGCCAGCGGGCTGCTTCTTCAAATCCATCAGCTTTGCATCCTCCACGATCTCGCGGGACAGGGAGAAGCTGTTCTTCCACGTCATGTGTTCGAGGAACTTGGCAAAGCCCTCCTGCATACCGTCCACGGGGTAGTCGCCGTTCTCGCCCACCGGCTGGAAGCCGTCCATGGCCGTCATGGTGGAGAACTTTTCGCCCCAGTGGTTGCTGCTGCCCATGTTGAACAGCTCCGGCAGCATACTGGTCTGTTCAAACGCCTCGCCCCTCTTTTCGAGGAACATCTTGATCGGTTCCTGGCTCTTGCCGAAAATGCTGTCCTGAAGGCCGGAGCCTTCGGTAAAGGTAATGTTAGCCATTGCTTATGTCTCCTTTCCTGGTATCAGAAGCGGACGCGGCACATATCGCCCGCCGCCGTGCCGTCCATATAGACGACCTCGGCCACGCCGCTCGCGGTCGTGCCCGTGACCTGCAGACCGTCGGTGTGCAGCGTCACCTTGTCGCCCAGCTTGATGCTGGTTGCGGCAGCTGCAAAGGTGGTCTCGAAGATCATGTCCTTGTTTACCCGAATCACGGGGATGATGTCGCCCGCCGTGCACGGGCTGTCCTTCTCGCACATGGAGATGTACGTCGGCGCGTTCGTGCCGGTTGCCAGTGCGAGATTGCCGCCCGACTGGACAAGTGCCATGCCGACCTTCGGCGTAATGGCGCCGCACGGCAGATACTCGATGCCCGAAATCCGGTTGTCATCGATGCTGTGAATTTTGAAACTCATGTGAAATGCTCCTTTCTCAGCCCTTGTGTGTCCGGCTGTAGTGTGCCTGAATCTCCGCATCGGTAACGCCTGGGTTCATGGTGCGGTACAGCTCCTTCACGTCCGAAGGAACCGTCACGGCGCCCTTGCCCCGCGTCTGTGTCTGCGCCAAATGCTGCTTCGACTGGGCGGCATTGATGGCCGCCTGCCGTGCCCTTGCCGCTGCGCCCTGTGAAAGCGTCTCGAAGTTCGCCAGCTTAAAAGCGTCGAGCAGACTGTTGCCCTTCTTCACCAGCTCATAGAACTGCGGATAGCTCGGCATCTTCGCCAGATCTTGCAGCTCGCGGATGTTCGGGTCAAGCTCGCTGATCTTCTTCAGCTGCTCATCCACCTGCACCTTGGCCTGCGCCTCCTGGGCGTCCTGTCTGGCCTTCTCCGCTGCCAGCTTTGCCTTCCGCGCTTCGCGCACCTCCGGCAGATTCTGCACAAATTGGTTGAACTCTTCGTCGCTCATCCCGCTCTTTCGGAGCAGGTGAGACTTCTTCTCTTCCTCGAAGCGCTCCCGGTACTCTTCGTACTCCGCCTTCGAGGTGATGGGCTTCTTGGTGTACGGGTTTGTCATGCCGCTGCTTGCAAACGCCTCGTCAATGAACCGCTGCGCCTCTGCTCTGGCGTCCTCTCTGGCCTTTGCAATCGCCGCATCCCGCTCTGCTTCCGCCTTCCGGCGTGCCGCTGCAAACTGTGCGTTGCGGACATTCGCATCCTGCGCACCTTCGCTGCCCGTTTCTGTATTGCCTTCCGGCTGCTCGCCGCCTGCGTCTTCTTCAGACGCCTTGTCGTCTGCGCCGGTTGTCTGCTGTGTATTGTCCTGGTCTTCTTCGGCAGGGTCGGCGATCTCCTGCACTTCTTCGCCTTGCGCCTGTTCTTCCTGCGACTGTGCAGGGTCGGCGGCTTCCTGCTCTTTTCCGCCTTCGTCGATGCCAAACAGTGCGCCGTAGTCGATCTCGTTCACGTGTCCCTCCGGTGCCCGCAGTCTGCGGGCCTTGCATTTTTACGCTATTGCTGCGAAGTGTCGGGGCTGGCGGCGAGCGGCATCACTTACCGCTCTTGCCGCTGCCGGAACTGCCGGTGCGAAGATCGTTGCCGGTCTTCACCTGGCCGTTGCCCTTCTTCACGTTCTGCGAGAAAGGCGCGTTGACCTTCTGTGCGCCGGTGTTCTGGATGCTGCCAGCGTAGCCGGGTCTCTTGTTGTCTGCCATGTGTTCGTCCTCCTTTCTTTTGGGATGCTCCTATGTCACGGCCAGCTGCGCGGGCGCCCCAATCCCGCGCCGCTTCCCGCTTCAGGAGGCCGGGCGATGCCCGGATAAAAGAAACGATCAAAAGAATCAAACAGGGGCTGTCCCCTGGGGCTGCTGTCTCGCTGCGGCAGAGTCCCGTGCTGCGTCCTGTCTGGCCCGCTGCACGACGGCCTGTGCCGTCTGCTCGTCGATACCGGATGGCTGCTGCGCCTGTTGGGCCTGCACGGCTGCCTGCTGTTGGGCCATCTGCATCTGCATGGCCATCTGCTGCTGTGCCTGCTGTTTCTTCAGTTCTTCTTCGAGATACCCGCGCGTCTCGCTGGCGCCCGGATAGTGCAGCATCTCCATCTTCGTCCAGAACAGAATGAGCGTCGGCAGCTGCGCCGGGTCTCCGAAGGCGCCGGTCTGCAGGTTCATGCGTGTTTCCTGCCACATGGCCTCGCGGTTCGACGCCAGCGGCGCGGATGTGTCGCACGAGAAGAGGAACTGATCGTTCCAGCACCATTCCCCGGCGTCGTCCTGCTCCAGAAAATCGTATCGGTTGAAGGTCTCATACTGCGCGTTTCCGTGGATGTCCGACGACACGACTGGCCGTGGCTCGTCTGTGTACGCCAGCTTGAACTTGAACATCGCTTCGAAGAGCGCAGCGTATGCCGCGTCCTTCATCACGCGCTTGGATTCCAGGCGCCCGGCCGACTGCGCCGCCGCGAACTCCTTTGCCTTGCCGCTGGTGGCCGTGCGGTCTGTCCGCCCCTGAAAGCTGTCCGTGATGCCGATGATCTGGCGTGCCTCTTCGTATACCTGCGACAGGTACACCATGTCCTGCTCCACGTTGCCCTGCAGGTCGTATACGTCGATCAGCGCTTTGGTGGCCGCATTGCCCGGTCGGATGACCTTCATGTCCTCCGCGTCCACGCGGATGCTGGCCTCGTCCGGCAGCGTGATGTAACTGCCCGATTTCAGCAGCTTGTCGATGATCTTGCTCTCGATGCGGTTGGTGGTGTTCTGCTGGTCAGCGATCTTGTCAATATCGCTGTCTCCCAAGAACCTGCCGTACACGCTCACGTTCTTCTGCAGGATGACCGGGAAGATGTCTGGCTTGTAGAACGGCACCTTCGTCGGCTCCTCGATGATCTCCACCACCGGCAGCCCCAGCTCGTCTGTCTGTGTCTCGCTGGCCATTTCTTTCGGAACGACGCCCGGAATGATGCTCCCGTCTGTGCGCTGAATTGGGAAGTAGACTTCCTCGTATTCCTCGGTGGACTCTGCCCACTTTGTCCCGCCGCAGTACGGGCAGGCCTTGCGCCCGCCGCGCTGTACCGCCGGTCTGGTCTCCCGCTCCAGCTCGTTCGCCGCTTCCTGAATGGCCGCTTCCGGTGTCTGCGGCTGCAAAATCGGCTGCGGCGGCGTCCCGTCTGTGCTCGGTTCATCCATCGGTTCTGCTGCCAGCGGCTCAATGGCGCCGCACTGGACGCACCGGCGGAGCTTCCGCGCCTGGTAGTCGTCCAGGTCTTCCAGCTCCGTATCGTTCACCCAGCTGTAAAGGCCGATGCCTCCCTTGTCGTTGCGGTAGTATGCGATGTACTGCGTCACAAGGTCGTTCGCCGTGGTGTCCCCACCGGCGCCCTTGATGTCCGGCTCTTCCTCGCTCTCGTCTGATACGTCCACATCGTAGCGCCTGCGGATGTATTCCTTCGTCTGCGGGATTTTGAGGATGATGTAGTCCATGTCCTCGATGCCGGTGTACACGCCGTCCTGCGGGATGATCTGCTTCGGGTGAAGCGTGGATACCGCCAGCTCCCCAATGGTGAAGTGCGTCCGCTGCGTGTTGTCCCACTCCACCAGAAACGCCGCGCCGCCCTGAATGGGCACCGTCCGCTCCATGATGTCGTTGAGCTGTTCAAACGGCATTCTGTCAAGCTCGTTGCGCAGCATGTCCTCGATGAGCTTTGCTTTCATCTCGTCCTGCTTGCGTCTGGCCGTCACCTTCGGCTGCGGAATGTTGCCGTCTGTCTGCGCCTCGATGATCTCCGCGCAGATATTGCGCACATGCACGGCCTTCGTCTTCCGCTCGCCCTGCACGATAGGCCGCATCTCGTTCGTCCCGGCATACAGCGCCTCCCGCTCGTCCATGCGGCTGGTCTCGCCGTCGTATGCCGCTTCGTTGGTCTTCAGTCTGTCCTGCCAAAGCCGCAGCTTGTTCTTGTCCTGTTTCTTCATAGCGTCCTCCTGTTATCGCTGCGGATTGCCCCAGCGTTTACGCAGCATCTCCCGCTCCGTCGGTGATGCGTTCTCATAGTCCTCCCACATGGATGCCGTCCATAGCCGCGCCACCGTTTCCTTCTGTGCGATGTAGCTCTGCTGCGGCCTGATGTAGTGTGCGATGGCAAGGCTCAGCACGCAGTCATCGTGCGCTCCCAGCTCCGCCTCCGGCTTCAGCGTCTCCGGATTGCGCACGAATGTCAGCATCTCCTGCAGCGTTGTCTCGTCGTTCACGATGGTGATGTCATCGCGCACCGCCTTGATAAGCTCCGCAAGGATGACCGGCCTCGTCTTCGTGTTGGTGAGAAAGCCAAAGCTCTGCTTGATCTTGTGCGTGTAATCGTCGATGCTCTCCCGGATGTACTGCTTCGGATACCGCAGCCGCTCCAGCTCCATCACCGGGTAAGTGGAGAAGTTGGTCTCAATGCCGATGAGCGCCGTGTTGTAGTGCAGCCCCAAGCAGTAGACCTGCCGTGCGAACACATCCTCGTCGAACTTGCCTCGCAGCACCGCCACCTGCTCTCCGGTTCTGTTGTCCAGCGCCTGCGCCACAAAGCTGTCGCTGCCTTCTCCTGCAGTGTCTCCGCCGATGACGTAAGGCACGCCCTTCTCCGGCTTCTTGTAGACCTTGATGCAGCCGTCCCTCGCGTCCTCCCATCGGATGTCCGTCAGCGTCAGCCCGTCATCCGCGTATGTGAAGAGGCCGGTGCACACCGGTTCCTTCAGCTCCTGCAGCCGTCTTCCGATGGCCTTGCCGTTGAATACCGTCTTGCCCGTCACGCCCCACATGCCGAGGCAGTAGACCTGATAGTAATATTCGTCCGTCTCCTGAAAGCTCTCCAGCGTCCGTATGGCTGCCGCATCCAGAAAACGGTTGTCCTTGTAGGTGCTCTCGTGCACCCGCGCTCGTTTGTCCCGCCGGTCAAAAAATCGTTTCTTCAGCCAGTGCTGAATGCTGATCGGGTTGAAGGTGAGGATGATCTGCTGATACTCCCGCGTCCGGCCGCGCAGTCGGATGTCAAGCTGGTTGAAGTCTCCCTCCAGCAGCTCGCTGGCCTCTTCAATCCAGATGCCCGTGATGTTGTAGATGGATTTCAGCTTCTCAACGTCATCCAGTCCCGCAAAGATGATCTCGCTGCCGTTTTGGAAAGAGATGGTCAGGTCTGATTTGTTGGCCTTGTACCCGCTGTCCGGGTAGAACTCCGCCAGCTGTCCCAAAAGCTGCTTGAAGCAGCTCTCTCGCAGCGTCCTCGCTACCTTACGGCACACGAGGAAGCGGTGCCCCGGCTCGTTCACCGCCCGCTCCAGCACCTTCCGTCCCGCGAAGTTGGACTTGCCCGAACCGCCGCCGCCTTTCAGCACCAGATACCGGTGTGTGTCAGCGAACAGCGGCAGGAAGGTTTCGTTGTTGGTCTCCCGCAGTCCCTCGTACCACGTTACGATTTCATAGAGCTTGTCGATCTCCTCGCGGCTCATGGCCTTCAGCTCAGAGGCCGTCCACTTCGTCTTCATCGCACTCGCTCTCCCCGTCATCAGCCCTCAGCAGCGCCAACTTCTCATGGTAGGTGGCGGCGTGCTTCATGCTCTCGCGGGTGTCCTTGCCCAGTTCGACCTCCTGCTTCTGCTTCCAGCCGTAGTTGTTCTGCAGGTTGAAGATGATGCCCTGCAGTCCCTTCTCCCGTGTCAAAAGCTCCTGCTCCAGATACGCTTCAATCCGCGCTCTGGCTTCGGCTGCCACGTCTGCCAGCTCCGGATGCAGCGCAGGGTCTGCGTAGTTCTGCCAGGTGCTGCGGTCAATGCCCAGCTGCAGGCACAGTCCGGCGATCGACGGCGGCACAACGTACTGCAAAATCTGAATCTCATCGCCGTCGTCGTTCCGGATGATGCCGCCCGTGTCGTCTCTGGCCAGAATCGTGCGCGAAATGCTGCGGAAATACCGTTCCGTTTCCTCCCGCAGCTTCTTTTTGGTGTATTTTTTGGGCCTTCCTGCCGCCATCTGCGCCACCTCCCGTCCCGGCGCTCTAAGGTTCCCGCGCGTGTGCGCCCGTATGCGTGCGCTTGTCGTGGGGAAAAATTCAAATATGCTCTCCGCACCGCTCAAATCCCGCCTAATGCGCGGCGCCCTCCCGCAGGGTCTTGCTGCAATATCGAGTGCATTCCCCGTCACGATGCCATGATACTGGAAAAGTCACGTCACGAAGTGTCAACTTTTTCGGCACCTTGCACAAAAAGCAGGGCTGCACGCCTGCAGTCCCGCTTTTCGTTGCCCGAATTATAGCTTTTTGGGGAAATCCTCGTAGTACCTTCGCACCATTCGGTGCAGTGTGGACTTGCTCAGGCAGTGCTTCATGCACACCGTCGTCGCCGTCGCGTCTGTTGTCACGAACTCAAACAGCGCCTGGTAGCTCTCCCCGCCATGTTCCAGGCACAGGTTGAGGATGACCCGCTGGTCTTCTTCCGGCAGGTCTTTGTAAAGGCGTGAGGTGAAATAGATATACCCCTGCCGGTTGTAGTCTACCTTCACGCCAGATTTGAAACGGAACATTCCCTCACGCCCTTTCTCTTACGCCGTCGTCTGTCTCATGCGCCTGCGAAGCTCTCGCGGATGACGCCGCCGCGCACCCGGAAGCTGACGACGTGGTATCTCCTCAGTGGGTGGATGTACGTCACCGTCCCCGTGAATGGCTTGCGCTCCTTCTTCGGCTGCTTTCTGTCTTTTGCTTGGACGATCTCCGTCTCCCCGAATGTCTCCGGGATTCTCTGTACGATGTCTCCGATCTTCATGTTCATATCTCCTTGATCTCGATTCCGTATCTGTCCTGCATCATCTTCCGCTTGATGATATACTTCTGTGTCCGCGTCGCCCGGCTCTTCACGTCCTCGACGATCTTCTCCCAGCCGGTCTGCGTCTTCCGCTCATAGCAGAAGTCCGCGCAGTACCGGATGGCGCGGATGCGTCTTCCGTCCGGCGTGGTGTATGCTTCCTGCAGCGTGAAGTCCTGCTGCAGCCGCAGCTCGCGGATGAGTCCTGCCTGCAGCATGGCTTGCAGTTCCCGAAACCTTCCGGCCTCCTTCTTGCTGTCAAAGCGGATGCCCTCTGCCATCTCCGGCTCGTTCCGGTACTTCCTGGCCTTCTGTATCTGCGCTGTTTTGAGCTGAGCGAGTGCCTGCTGCTGCGCACGCAGCGGCAGGTCTTCCAGCCGTATGCCTATCGTCCCCACCTCCGTCTCATCTCGAAGTGAATATAAACGCCCTTGTTGACGGCGTTGCGGACATAGCTGATGGACGTCAGCTGATATTCCGGATACCGCTGCTCCAGCTGCACCCATGCGTTCTTTTCCTCGATGGCATCTACCAGGCTTCCCACCTCGTCCATCGTGATCTTCCCGTCGTATTGTGCAGGCTCCGGCTGTATCAGGTTCCGGCTTTGGTTCCAGTGGCGGAAGAACAGTTTGTCCTTCGCAATGTAGTGCGCAAGGCCCGTTACGCCATCCGGCCCGAACTGCAGGCGGATGCTGTTTGCATAGCCGCGTCCCCACAGCTTCTCGATCTCGTCGCGGTCGAGTCCGCCGCTGATGATGAGATGGTGGTGGATGCGGTTTGTCTTCTTTCCGTATTCCGTGCAGCTGATATACTTGAACTCCTTGCCGAGCTTGGTGTACCGCCGCTTCAGACGGCGGATGTAATTCTGCAGATCGCGCTGGGCGCCCTCTTTCGTCTCCGGTTCTTCTCCCGGCCGGTAGGTGAGATGCAGAGCGATGTCGTCTTCCGTGAAGTTCGTATGTACCAGGCGCGTGAGTCTCTTCTCTGCGTTCTTCTGGTTGAGTCTTCTTTGAATCTCGCTCGTCGGCTTGCAGCGGCTGCGTCTGCGGCCTGGTTTCTGAAACACCGGATATATGTCCGCGTCCATGTAATTGCCGCAGACATATACGCTTTCGCGGATGAAGGTGCGCCCCTGATACATGGCCCTGTGTCCTCCTTCAGAGAATGGTCGCTAAGTTAAGATTGCTTACAAGCCTTAATTCGCGCGTACACGCGAATATATAATGTATATGGCCAGCCTGCCATCGTCAGTGCCGGGAGGCTGTCCCCGGCAGACAGGGCGCAGCTGCGCCCTGTTTCGGCTAATGTTCTTTCTGAATGAAGTATCCTCGGCACCAGGCTGGCGGCCTTCCGTCTGCGCAGCCGTCCATTCGCGTCGGAAATAGCTGGGTAATTCTTCCATAACAGGTACTTGGCTGCAGCATCCGGATTCCGTCCGACCTCGGAGGTGTTTGCTCCGCTGCGCCTGCTCGGTACCCGCAGCGAAGCGCCGTCATGCCGCCCGGCTGCTCTTCGCGGAAGGCCCATGCGCAGCTGCTGCATCCCTGCTTCCTCGTCACGCTGGCCCCAGCTTTTCTGTCTCGCACGCTCTGGCAATGAGCGTCCATCGCTGCTTCCATGTCATGGCCGCCGCAATGATGGTCCGCAGCCGGTCGACGCCCTCTACCTCGACCGTTCCATACGCCTTGTGCGTCACGCGCCAGCGATAGTTCTGAGCCTGTTTCTGCATCGTGCGCTCCTTTCTGCGCCGATCTGCACGCGCACAGGCGTGCAGATCATAGGTAGATTCCGGATTAAAGGCAGAAGCCGAAGGCCACGCCAGACGCATCGCCCGCGTAGCTGTAGTCGGCGATGCCGTTGCTGCCGACACTGCAGAAATTCGCGGAGTTGCTGCCATGCGGAGAGCGGAGCCAGTACCACCATGTACCGTTCCCCGGTCTCTCTTTCACGCGGCTGCGTTCCGTGCTGAACAGCTCCAGCTGTGTCTCATCTGTGTCCGCCGGTGCCCAGTCCTCCGCTCCTTCCTTGCCGAACATCTCTGTGAACGACGGCAGCCACAACTTGTCCTCGCTCTCCAGTCGTTCGCCGTCCACGGTCTGCACGATGCAGTGCGGCACGATCATCGCCTGCAGCTCTTTCGGCAGTCGAGGAAGTACATCTTCGTTCAGCCACTTGCGCATCGCGCTGTCCTTCCAGCCGCCCTCGTTCGTCGCGTAGTCGTTCATTGCGTGCATCTGCCCCATGCAGTCCTTCACTACGACCATCACGCGGCCTTCCTTCGTGACGTGCACCACCTGCGCCGTCAGCTGCTCAAACACATCATTCTCATTGTCTGCGTCCGCTTCAAGAGAGACCGGGAACTCGCTGCCGACCTCCAGCATGATTTCCGCCAGGTTCATCTGCTCCTGTACGGTCTTCAGCTGCGCCCAGTCCGTCGTGATCGTCGTTCTTTTTGTGATGTCAAACATATCTTTTCCTCCTGAATCTGTCCGTCAGCCCATCATCTCTGCCAAATCGAGCAGCAGTCCGATGGTCTCGTCGTACTTTGCTTCCAGCCGCAGGGCGCAGTTCTCCATGCTCTCGTCTCCGAACGGGCAGGCGAAGTGTCGGGCCTCGTCGCAGACCTGCCGCCCACATTCGTTTGCCAGCTCTACGATCTCCCTGGCGCCCTTCAGACGTGTGCGCAGCTTCTGAAACTGTTCGATCTTTGCCGGGCTTAGAACCTGATGCTCATACAGCCCCAGCTGCTGCACGAGGTCTTCTTTCTTCTCCGCGCTCCAGTACCCGCTCTTGATGCCGCTGCAGCGCTCTGCCGTCATAGCCTTCATACCGTCACTTCCACTCCGTGTCGTCCTTCTGCGGCGCAGCCTGCTGCGGTACGACCTGCTTGTGGTGTGCTCCGCATTTTTCGCAGTAGTAATGCCGCACGCAGCCGTCCGTCCGCTCCAGAACCCTTGCGTGGTTGCATTGGCTCCGGTCTGCGGTCTTCGGCAGCCGCTGCTCCAGACGTTCCAGTTTCCGTCTGCGCCACTCGTCCACGGCATCCCGGCAGTCATGCAGCAGCATCATCTGCTCCAGCATGATCTGCACGTCTGCGATCTCTTCGGCGATGGCATCCGCGTTGTCCTCTCCGCGCACGCTTTTGCAAAGCTCTTTCTGCAGCTCAGAAAGTTCCTCTGCCGCCACGACGCTCTGCATCTCCGCGCCCCAGGCCCGCAGCGCCCTGTTGCAGAGCGTGCGCATCTCATCGAGTGCTTCGTCGTCCAGGCCCGGCGCTGTGCCTTTGCGGTTCGCCTTGTTGAAGACGTCCCACTGCAGCCGGTATCCTTCCAACTCCCAGAGCTTGTTTGCGATATGCTCCAGGCAGATGCGCTCACCCATACGCTTGTCGTAGTTTGCCGGGTCAACGCACGCGCTGTCGGCCGTCAGAACGAACCCGTTCTTCAGCTTCGCCGTTACCACCGTGCATTTCCCGAACAGCGTCAGTGTCCGGATGTCCGCTTCGCCGAGAAGCGCGTCAATTCTCTCCTTGGTAATCTTAATGTCGCTCATAGCGTATCCCTCCTTCACATTCCCGGTGTCTCAATGATGCGGACGCCGTATTCCTCTGCGCAGGTGTGCTCGATCTTGCAGCCGCGTGCGCCTTCCCAGCCCGCTGCAAAATATGCAATATCCGCTGTTGCAAGCAGCTTCAGGCTTTCGCCCAGGAACCAGAGCGGCCGGTTGCACGCCGGGGCGTTTTCAAAGTAGCTGTCGATGATCTCGACTTCGTCCCCGACGGCCTCTTTCGCCTGGCAGATCGCGACCTTCCGCTCCGCAAGGATTTCCTCCTTGCTCTTGCCCTGCATGGGCTGCGATATGAATAGCTTCTTCATTCGTGTATCCTCCTTGTCTTCAAATTCTTTTAGGTGCTCGCGCAGTTCCGCGCACACCCACGCTGCCTGTCTGTTGTGATCCTCATACGTTCCCTCCTTCTTGTAATTATTCCGCCGCTTTGGCGGCTAGGTATCTGATCGCGTCGTCCATCGTGATTTGTTCTGCTGCATTTATCAGG